TATATGATCTACACAAGGAACATAGGAGGTGTTGCAAAAATGCAACAGAAGTATGAGCCACACATAAGGGTAAAGTTTTCTTTGTTTAATGATCCACAGTTTAGAATCATTCCAAACAAGCAGAAAGCACACGCAATAATGGTATTTATTTGTTTACTAAAGTACGCAAATTCAAAAACTCTGGAGTGTTACCCACGCAAAGCCACTATCTCTGAGATGATTGGTTTATCAAGGTCCACTATCTATCGTTGCACAACCTTGTTAGAAAAGGCGGGAATTATACATAAAAAAAGGTTAAAATCTACAAATTTATACACAATAAACCCTAAGTATATTGTAGGTTATAAGCCAGAGGGATCACACAGACACTATGATAGGTCTCACAGACACATACCTGTCCCTGATAGATCAGTATTAGTAGAACTACCATATAAACTAACAGAGTTATCTAACTTTATAAAAGGTCTTGCAGAGAGTGGTAGCGATAAAGAAACAATCTTAAAAAAGATAGCGTATAAATTTAACAAAGAACAATTACAAGAATTTATTAATAAGAATGATAACCCTTGGCTAGCTAAAAAAGCTCTTGAAATAAAAGAAGATAGTAACAAGAATTATGTCCCAAAAAGTATTATATTGAAAGAGGTAGATAATCTTCGGAAGAAAACCAATTACTTTTACAAGAATAAGGTAGCAAAGAATAAGGAAAAATATGGCAGGATTTCAGCAACGAAAAGTTTTTTGTCAAAGCCTAACAAGAAGAAGTAAACGACCCTGTCAAGCTAAAGGTTATCTTACTGCCAATGGTAAATATTTATGTAGGTTTCATGGCGGTAATAATATAAAAGGATTCAATCAAAAGAACTATACAGATGACACAAGAATCAACCAACTCCAAGCACTCTATCAATTCAGAAATAAATCAAGAGAAGAAGTCTCAAAATACTATTTTGAAAAAATCAAACCCAGACTTGGAACTAATCAAAAATCAAGATACTATTATAAGCAATCTTATCGAAGGAAAAACCCTTACCGAAATAATACAGGACCACAAGTTAAACCCATCACAAACCAGCTTGATGAAGTTTTACTCCATCTTAAAGAAAAATCCAGAATTGAATAATAAAATTACTGAGGCTAGAAAAATTGGTATCCAAACATTAATTGATAAGTTGCTGCAAATCTTTCAGTATCAAGAAGTAGAGAACCCAAATCAGATACTATGGATCAGAGAGAAAACAAAATTTATAACTTACTTAGCCGGGAAATTGACCGATCTTTACTCTGATAATAAGCCGATAAAACAGAATATAGATCAGAAAATTTCTGTATCTTGGCAAGAAACACCTGATCTTGTTGACTTAAACGCTGAAGAAGTTGATGATAAAACAAACCCCTCGCCATAATTAAATGGCAAAGGGTAGTTAATTCTAATTTACTCATCTAGGCAATATATATATTCCATCATTTTTTTCAGAAAATAATGTTTTATAAGGTTGATTAGTTTCTTCAATCCAATCATCAATCATCTCTATATCTGTTGTCCACATACCAGAATGATAATCTTTCCATGTTTTTATACCAGTTTTTTTAACAACCCAATCTGCATAAGGTTTATGCTCATTACCAAAATGATTATCGTTATGATAAAAACCATAATGATCCACAGTTATATCTACAGATATTGTTTCTTTTTTTAGTTTCATAGTTTACTCACAGTTGTTTTTATTTATTTCTTTTGTCCAGTTTTTATCTTTATCAACAAACCAAACATAAGATTTTGTTATTATTTTTGAATTGTCATAACCTGCCTTGTCTTCAACAATACATTTCTTGCCAACTAATACTTGTTTACTAGCACAACCAGTAAACAAAATTAGAATAACAAATAGTATTATTACAGACCATAGCTTAGTTATTACTCTATTTTCTTTTGTCATTGTTTCCTTTCTTGTTTATTAAGCCGGTTCATATCTACTTGCAGTCGGGTCATAATAAGGATTTTTTACTTTAACCTTTTTTATATAAGTATATTTACCAACTAATTTATCTATTTTAGTTTCATTTTTATTATATTTATCTAAAGCAGCAGAATAAATATCTGAGGCTTTTTCTTTTTCTATTTCAAGTTTTTGAGATTGTTTTTTTAACCTCTCTAACTCTATCTTATCTTTTTTTAACCAATTCTTTTTTGTTTTTTCGATCTCTTCAGTTAAAAATTCATCTGTTATATTTGGTCGATGTATTAACATTATTGTTTCCTTTCTTGTTTGTTATTTGGCAGAGCATCAAAGACAGCATATACCCCGCCAAAGGTTATTAATATTCCTATCTGAAAGTCAAAATGTAAAGCAATTATAGGACCAAGAACGCTAAAAAATAACCCGGATAATAATTGTATCATTGTTCACCCCAATCCATAACTTCTTTTTTCTTACAATCATCTTGATCTATTATATGAATTTCTTGAAAATCTAATGCTTTTAATTTTTCTTTTATCCATCCATTTTTAATCATAACTTCACTAGCTGATTGTATAAACTGTCCACCATATCCATATGTATTACCATTTACACGATCACGCCATTTTTTAGAGTGTATTAAGTATTTAATCATGGTTAAGCTCATTTTGTTTTTTGTTTATCCAAAATGAAGGACTTAAATTATAATCATTCGCAGCTATTTCTTGAATTGAAACAGTAACCGCTTTTGGTTTACAATTACAAGCATCTTCATAATTTAAAGGATCAACCATTGATCCAATATTATTTTTACCTGTTGCCGGGTATTTAGAATAAAAGTCGTCTTTATTATTGTATGTTGCTTGAGCTGTTACAACTCTAAAGTTATTCCCGGATATGTTGTAGAGTTCAATTAAAAAGTCTCTATAACCATGCCAACAAACAGCGTTTACTTTTTTTCTTGATCCATCTTTATTTCTTGAAAATCCTAGACGCTGATATTTTTTAGATGATCCTAGTTTTAATTTAACTCTATGACAATTCCCGGAAACTTGGTTCATATCTAAATCAATTCCAAGTTTACCAGCTATGGTCCATAAAGTAGACTCGAAGTGCCAAATGTTTTTTGTATTATATATTTTCATTTTTTTCCTTTCAGTTGTTTATAACCTTATCGGCTATCAATATGGCAGAATTAAGGCAACTATAAAAATATTTATATTAAATTAATTGCCATAATTTAGACATAATGTTTTACTACTTTAAATACAAACAGAAAGGGACAAATGAAAAAAATACATAAATTTTTAGTAGGTAATACAATGGATAATATTATGCTTTTTATAGTCGTTGGAGGTTGTTTATTACCTTTTTTTATTAACTAAAAAAATATTAAATATGCGTTACACTTATCAAGTTAATGATCAAACTATTAAAGCTATGAGCTTCAAGAAAATGTTGAAGGCTTTACCGGGTAAGTTCAAACCCGGTGAGGTTGTTCAGGTCCAATATAAAAATAAAAAGAATAATTTAATTAATAAACAAATAAAGGTAATAAATAATGATGATTGAAATGTTACTTCCAATTGCTTTAGGCGTTGGAGTCGTAAGTCTTGTTATAATGGCAAGTCTATATTAATTTTAATTGGTGGGTTGATTGTTGCTATTTAAACTTTCAACCCGGAATTTTTTTTTCACGCATATATAATCGGATCACCCTCCGATAATTAATAGTTATCGGTAATATTTATTTATCGTTAGTAATATTTTTTAGCTATACTTACATTTTTAGAAATGTTGACCCCCGGTATACCCAATAATGCGACCGCAAAATTATATATATATATACATGGGACTCGAGGACACCCTTAGACAGACAGCCACCCACTCAGTTCCACCCACCATCTTTCCATATCTTGCCAGACCACCAATAATAAACTATATGTTGTATATGGACTACTTTACGATGGATAATTTAGAATCAATAGCTTACATAGACAAAGATAGTAATGATGTAATTATTAGATTTGTTGGCTTTGGTAATAACACAGCTTCACAGCTATTTATTACTTATGCAATGCTTTGTATGGGTTTTGATTTTGAGCCTATTAGTATGCCAAGTAAAGCCATCCACTAGATATGGATATTAAAATACCTTACACACCTAGGAAACATCAAGCGTTTCTTCATAAAGAAATATTAAAACATAGATGGTCTGTGCTTGTTTGCCATAGAAGATTTGGCAAGACAGTTTGTATGATCAATCATTTAATAAGATCAGCTCTTACATCTAAGAACAAAAATCCTAGGTATGCTTACATATCACCCACCTTTAAACAATCAAAAGCTATTGCTTGGGATTATATGAAACAATTTACTGCTAAAATACCTTTTACAAAATTTAATGAAACAGAGCTGCGGGTAGATTTACCTAATGGTTCTCGTATTACATTACTTGGTTCAGAAAACTCAGATAGCTTAAGAGGTATATATCTTGATGGTTGTGTTATTGATGAGTATGCGAATGTAAATGATAAACTATTTCCTGAGATTATTAGACCAGCACTATCTGACAGAAAGGGGTACTGTGTGTTTATTGGAACACCACAAGGAATGAACAATAACTTTTATGAATTGTATCAACATGCACAAGGAGCAGACGATTGGTTTAGCTACAAAGCTAAAGCAAGCAAAACTAACATTGTAGATGAAGAGGAGTTGAGCAAAGCGAAGGAAGTCATGGGTGAGAAAAAGTTCCTACAGGAGTTTGAGTGCGATTGGATTGCTAACATTGAGGGTGCTATCTATGGAGATGAGATAGCTAAACTAGAAGATAAAAAACAATTAACTAGAGTTCCTTACGACCCTAGCCTCCCAGTATCAACCGCATGGGATTTAGGAGTTTCAGATCATAGTGCAATAATATTCTATCAACAACTAGGTCGAGCAATCAATATTATTGACTACCATGAAGAAAGAGGCAAAGGTTTACCGCACTATATTCAAATGTTGAAAGAGAAAGATTATGTTTACAAAGATCATTTTGCACCACACGACATCGAAGTTACAGATTTTAGCAATGGCAAAACCCGGAGAGAGGTCGCTTATCAACTAGGAATAAGGTTTAAAGTAGTACCAAAAATACCATTAGAAGATGGCATACACGCAACTACTATGGTACTACCTAGGTGTTGGATTGATACAGACCATTGCAAAAACTTGATAGATGCGTTAAGACATTACCACAGGAAGTATATTGATAAAAACAGAATGTTTAGATCAAAGCCTGTACACGATTGGAGTTCACACGCTTGCGATGCCATGAGGTATCTATCAGTTGGACTACAAGAATTAAATGATAGACAAATTGCTCCACAAAGTGTAGCAGATAATGAATATAGGATTTTATAATTATGGGATTTTTAGCACCAAAACCACCAACCCTACCGCCAGTACCACCTGCACCAGAGCCACCTTCAAATGAATTGACACCTGAAGAAAAAGAAAGAATTAAAAAAGAACAAGACGCAATTAGAAGAAAAAGAAAAGGTAGAAAAGATACTATATTAACTGGTCCACTTGGGATACAAGAAACCGAAGAGGAAGCTCTTGATACTTTACTAGGTAAATAATGTTTGAGAAAATTAAAAATTTATTTAAGAAAAAAACAAAACCAGTTGTAGAGACTAAAAGAACCTACGAAAAAATTAAAGATCACGCTACAGATATTTCTTACGAAAATGAATTAAAAAAAGAAACTGTATCTGAAACAAAAAAAGAAAATAAATCAGAACTAACATTTGGAGTTTAACTATGCCGGGTCATACAGCAGCACATGAAAGAGCATCTAATAAAAAAACTGGAGGATCATCTGCTTTTTCAAGAACAAAAAGAAAAACTACCAGAACTAGAATACAAAATGAAAAACAAAAAGAATTTGAAAAAACATATCAAGCTAATGAATTTTCAGGCACAGGTAAAACTGCAGACACTTCTAAATTTAGAGATAAAAGATATGAACAATTTTTTAATGCTGCTGAGATACCAAAATTACCGGGACTAACAAGAATGGTAACTCCTTTACTTGAAAAAGGAGCAAGAGAAAATAGAAGATTTTTTGCTGATCCAAATTACAAAACTTCTATTTTAAAAATGGATAAACCTAGTGTTTTAGAAGCTGGCAAATACAGACCACTTAAAGTAGTTACCTCATTAAAAGATAGAAAATCACCAGCTTTAACTAAATCAGAATTTGAATCTATGAGTGCAGCACAAAAAGATAAATCTTACAAAGATTATATGAAGTTAAGATCAGAAGGTAAAATAGATGCTTATGGTAATACTGCTGCAGGTTTTAGAAGAGAGTTTACAGTATTTACAAAAAAAGATGGAACTAAAGAATATAGAGAAACATTTATAAAATCAGATAATAATAATGTAGAAAAAGAAGCAAGAGCTGCAACAAGAAATGTTGTTACATCTAAAAATGTTGGTGGTAAAACAATTCTTACAACAGAAGGAAAACTTGCTGATGATCAACAAACTCAAACAGAATACGATGCAAGAAAAACTAAGAAGAGAGGAAGAAGAAGGTTTATCTTTCAACAAGGTGGATCAAAAGATTTTACATTAAGTAAACCAATACTACTAGGCGTATAATGGCAAGAACTGATTTAACAAAAACTATCATGGCGAGATTTGATCGCCTTAAAACTGGAAGACAAAACTGGGAAACACATTGGCAAGAAGTTGCAGACTTTATGCAACCTAGAAAAGCAGATGTAACTAAAACTAGATCAAAAGGTGATAAAAGAACAGAAAGAATTTTCGACTCCTCTCCATTACAAGCAGTAGAATTATTAGCAGCATCTCTTCATGGAATGTTGACTAATCCTTCTACTCCTTGGTTTTCACTAAGATATAAGGATCAAGTTTTAGATCAAGATGATGAAGCTAAACTTTGGTTAGAAGGTGTAACAGAAACAATGTACACAGCTTTTAATAGATCAAACTTTCAACAAGAAATATTTGAATTGTACCATGATCTTATTACATTTGGTACTGCTGCAATGTTTATTGAGGAAGATCAAATTGATCTTTTAAAATTTTCTACAAGACACATAAACGAAATCTATATTACTGAAAATGATAAAGGTAGAATAGATACAGTATATAGAAAATTTAAAATTACTCTTAGAGCTGCTGCACAACAGTTTGGAACTTTTTTATCAGAAGAAGCTAAAACAAAAGTTGAGAAAGACCCATTCGATGATATTGAAATATTACATGCAGTATATCCAAGAATAGAGTTTGATCCTACAAAAAAAGATAAAGAGAACATGGAGTTTGAATCTGTTTATCTTGAATACAAAAATGGTAATGAACTATCAGTAGGTGGCTTTGTTGAGTTTCCTTTTGTAGTACCAAGATATTTAAAAGCATCACATGAAATATATGGTAGATCACCTGCCATGACAGCTTTACCAGATGTCAAGATGTTAAATGAAATGTCAAAGACAACTATCAAGGCTGCACAGAAACAAGTAGACCCACCTTTATTAGTTCCTGATGATGGTTTCTTATTACCAGTTAGAACTGTACCGGGAGGACTTAACTTTTATAGATCAGGTACAAGAGATAGAATTGAACCATTAAACATTGGTGCAAACAATCCATTAGGTTTGAATATGGAAGAGCAAAGAAGAAACTCTATTAGAGAAGTATTTTATGTAAATCAATTAATGTTGCAGCAAGGACCACAAATGACAGCAACAGAGGTTATACAAAGAAACGAAGAGAAGATGAGATTACTTGGTCCAGTATTAGGTAGACTACAATCAGAATTATTAAAACCAATGATTGATAGATGTTTTGCAATATTACTTAGAAACAATCAGTTTGCACAAGCTCCTGAATTTTTATCAGGTCAAGATATTGAAATTGAATATGTTTCTCCTTTAGCAAAAGCACAAAAATCTACAGAGCTTTCATCAATAACTAGAGCAATAGAAATATTAGGATCACTTTCTAATGTTGCTCCTGTATTTGATTACATAAACTTTGATGCGTTAGTTAAACATGTAGCAGACTTAGTTGGCGTACCGCAAAAAGTTTTAAAACTACAATCACAAGTTAACGCTGAAAGAGAGCAAGCGGCACAACAACAAGAACAAATGGCACAAATGCAACAACTGCAACAGGTTGCCAAAGCAGGAGGAGATATAGCACCACTAGCGAAAGTATTGCCAGAAGAGGCAAGAGCAGTAGCAAATACAGAAGGTGAATAGTATGGACACAAAACAACTAGAGAAATACTTACAACAATTACAAACAGATTATAAAGTAATATTCAATTCAGACGAAGGCGTAAGAGTCATGGCTGATCTTGAAAAAAGATGTCATTTTCTGACTACCACAAATATTAAAGGTGATAGCCATGAATCTGCATATATGGAAG